CACTACATATATAACTTTCTCTTAATGTTTTAACTACTGTACCCGCGCCTGTACGTATTGTCTCGGCGTTCATTTCATTGCACTGCTCTAATAACACTTGTTCTAATTGCGCTTGTTCTGCTTTTAGTTCAGCGTCTTTTAGTTCAAACTCTCTTGCTATATTCTCACGTTGACCACGTATTGTCAAGTAAGCTTGTACTATTTCATCTAACTTAATTTGTTCACTCATGACTCTAATTCCTCTCTATATAAATCAACTAGTTTAGTATGTAAATCTACTTTGCCTTGCAACATCTTATAAATTCTTTTCTCTACATCTGACCCTTCAAGATGAACGACTGTCATCTTATTCTTCTGACCTACACGGTCGATACGAGCGACACATTGTAGATAAGTCTCAACCCCCATCACAGGCGACCAAAAGACTATGGTATCTGCTCTAGTTAGCGTCACTCCGTGAGAAGCAGCTTGTGGTTGAATTACTAATACACGAGGATCGTCCATAGTTTGAAAGCGTTGAATAATGTGCCCTCGATCTGTAGCTGATACTTCCCCGTTAATAACTTCGTTTGATATATTTTGTTTAGTTAGGTATTGAGACACAACTCGTATCGTATGTCGGTAGGGTACAAATACTAATATCTTATTAGTAGTCTCTGCAATCACTTCACTTAACGCAGATAGACGAGGTGAAATATCAAACTCAATCACTTCTTTCTTATCTGTGTATACTGCACCTCCTGATATTTGTAATAGCTTATTAAGGTTGGCCGCGGCATTTACTGCGCTGACTGATTCACCTGCAGTCTCAATTAACATCTGTTCTTTTAACTGCTTATAATATTTTTGTACTTGGATAGTTAATGGTACATCTCGTGTCTGATACATAACATCAGGTAAATCCAAACAATCATTTTTAGCAAATCGTATTGCAGGTTGTAGCGCTTTGAATACTTCGTCTTTAGCATTATGTTTAGGTATCCATTTAAACCTTGTAATCTGTTGCATTACTTTATCGCGCCAAGCCATACTAAATTTAGGAACTCTCTGCGGGCAGACAAGTTTAGCTAAGCCATAAGCATCGACAGGTGATTGAGCCGCGGGTGTACCTGTCATCATCCATAATTTAGTTTCAGGTTTAAGAATCTTCGATAAGGTTTTCCATCGAGCCGTTGAAGGACTCTTGTATGCGTTAGCTTCATCAATTACTACTAAATCAAATCCACCTTTATTAATTGCATCTTTAACAATAGCTACGCCATCATAATTTATGATAACAAATTCATAATCACCATTAATAATCTTTTCTCTTTTAGTAGAAGTACCATGAGCAATACCTACGGATCTGTGCATACACGTATTGAAGACATCGCCTTGCCAAGCTGAATACATAATCGACAAAGGGCATATAATAAGAACGCGTTTAACTTTGCCTTGCTTCATTAAATAATCTGCAGCCCAAAGTACTGACGACGTTTTACCAGTACCAGCTTCGTTAAAACAAAAAGCACGATGATTGATAGATAAGAACTCTGAAGTAACGCGTTGATGTTCAAAAGGTTTATAGATGCCCGGCCAATCATAATCACGAACGATAGGCGATGGTAGGTTATTACGAAATGAAATTAGTTGATTAAGGCGAGTCATCTCATCAACACCCCAGAATACAATAAGGTCTGTGAGATTGCCTTTATGTTCTAACACTTCACACTTTTCAATATTGCTTGTGATGTGAGAGACAATGTGCTCAGGCACGGTAAGTTTAACTGCGGTATTATCTATGATTTCCATTTAACTAAGACTCGTGGTCGCTATTCATTAACTAAGAATGAGCAATTTAGCACGCTCATTAAGTGCTGTCAAGTATTACTTTACTTCTTTTTACGTTCTTTAGTACTGATTTCTGATACTAACTTGTGTTGCGAATTTCTTTTGAATGATCTATTAGCCGATGCGGATTCAACACGTATGCCATCTTTGTTTGAACCACCTTTAGATAAAGCTTTAACATGGGCTACATCTTTACCCTTACGAGATACACCTTCTTTATCTAGTTTACGACGTGCACGTTGTCTTTCCATCCGAGCTTCGTGTTCACCACGTTTGAGCTCGAGGTCATATTCACGCTTATAAGGTCTAGGTTTTTTTGTGTAAGGCATACGTTATTATATCATGTTCTGTTAAATTCACAGGTCTTGACAGGGCAGAATTTACACAGGGGAGTAGGGTTTGCGTTCCATGTATTCGATTCATACGAGTTATTAAGTCTTGATAAAGACACAGTAAACTTATCCCACGAACTATCTATATCTTCACGTTTATATTCTTCTGTAATGAAAACATTATTCATAACAAACAATAACCCAGCTTTAATTTTATTCACCTGAGGAAAGTGAGCAAAGGTCATTAAAGACATTAATCTTAATTGCTTAGGATCGGGATACTTATGGGAGCCAGTTTTATAATCCACGATAAAAGCATAATCATTATCAACAATAAGTAAGTCGACAATACCACGTACCCAACGAGTATCATCTTTGAAATCACAAGGCGTACGGTTTTTATAGAGAGCCATTTCAAATTCAGGGTACTTATCACCAGGAATATCTTTGAGTGAATCAATTGCGGGCTTAAAACGTAAGTAGTTAAGGGCAAGTTCTTTACCGTCTTTAACATAGTCTTCAAGTGCTTTGTGAACTTCTGTACCATAGATCATTTTCTCGCTAGGTATGACTGTATAGTTTTGAGCTACACGAATCTCGTAATACTTCTTAGGACAATTCTCATACTCTTTAAGAGCTGAGTACGACCAAGTAAAATTAGCCATCAGTCTTCTTTCTTTTGGACTTCGCCTGTTGATTTATTAAGTTCATATTCTACAAGTTTAGGTTCTTCTTTTTTCTTCCTAAAGATTAAGTCAAAGTTTTTTTCAAACTGTTCATTGTTAGGTTTGGATTGCATCCAATCTCCTGTAACATCATTTCTTGAGGTCTTCTTCATTACCACACCCATGCCACAAATGTATCTCGGACACCTTTAGTTACGGGGGCAACTCTATGAGGGTATAAAAATACTGACGGAAACATCATGATTTCTCCTTGCTTAATTTTATATTCTTTTTCTTCATCAAACAATAAAAGCTCACCACCTTCATAATCGTTATTTAATGACCCTAATATTGTAAGTGTAGGTATACCTTTTCTTTCCCCATCAAACAATGAATGAATGTGATCGCAATGCAAGGCCATTAAACGATCAGGGTAGTATCTATTAAAGCGAATGTGAGTAAAGCCTGACCAGCTATCGTAGTAAGGCTTCTTTAAATCACCTAAAATATATTTATGGATAGTCTCCCAAACTTTTTGAGTTAACTCTGCACGACTAGGTATATCGTCCCATGAAACATCAAGCTCTTTGTTTCCGCTTTGTGGCGCATACTTGCCAGTTTGAGGATTATAGAACTCATGTTGTTTCCATGTTGCAGTCTTTAATTCTTCTTGTATCTTTTCGCAGAATTCTTTTTCTAGTACAGGATATATCCTAATGTAATCTTCTAAGCTATTCATTGATGAACTCCGTAAGTGATTTGTTATCGCCTAATATACCTTTAACGAATGTATTAAACGCTATGCTAATTCTTGTTTCATCTGCTTCTACATTCTCAACCCTGTGAGTTAAGCTTGAAGGGAAAGCTACAATACCACCCGTTTTTACATTAAACCACCATGAATCTGAATTCATAATGTCGTAAGACTCTGGCTGTAATTGCAATTGCTTGTATCCAGACCTGTGAAATGTAATTTTGTCTTTAGTTGAATCTGTATGAATATATAACACTCCAGATATAAAACTATTTGGGTGTTCATGTTGGTGATGGTATTCACCCTTCTTTGTATAATTTAACCATGACTGCGTAACAAATATTTCGTTCTTAAACTTTGGTTTATGCACACGTTTAGAATATTCATTTACTACTTCTGTTACAAATTTCTTTATGTCCGCCATCTCAGGCTCATTAAGTATATAGTTGTTATTAGATGTCACATTGCCTACATTACGATTAGTAGCATGAGAATGCTTTTCAACAAAGTCTAATTCTTCTTTAGTAAACTCTCGCCCAATCTCTGTAAACATAACAGGAGTAGGAAATAGTAATTCAAAATTTAGTTCATTCATAATTGGTTTGGACGTCCTTTAGTAAGTCATTAAAACTTAACTCATCTTTATTTTTAGCAAATTCAACGCTCATTAGGTATCGGGTTGTTTCAAAATTATACACCGTATGAGGAATCTGTGTATTAAATAAATAATAAGCACTAGGTTTATACTTTAGCTCATCTATTTTAAAAACGGTTTGATCTAGATCAACTTTAAACGCACAAACACTTCTATCGAAAGGAGTTAATAACATATTGATGCCTACACCTCTTCTTGTATCTGTATGCCAATCATAGCAAGTATATGGGTCTAGTTTGAGTATGCCAGCCACAAAACTATAACGGTGTGATAGCCATATAAAGAAGTCGTCTTGGAATATAATCTCAGGTGGAATACGCTTGGCGTCAAAATTATAATGCTCCATCCATTCACTAGGTGTTATGGCAAAGTCCATAAGGTCATTAGCTATAGTCGACTTCTTGCCTATTTCATAATAGGGTTTCACTACCTAGCCTCTAATAAACTATATTTACCAATAGCGTAAGTCTTAATAACTCTGCCATTATCTTCATCACCCACTTCCATAGGAGCAATCCAAGTTTTCTTACCTGATTTACTCATCGTTCTCCAATGACCGCGTCTCCAATGTAAGCGAGGTGAAGCATGAGTGCCATGAGGTGTTGATGACATCATTGTTCTTTTGCCTTCAATTACTGCGGTTTTAAATTCAATCAATGGTTTCTTACCCTTACTAATACGTTTACGATTAGTCGCGGCTTCTTCAGGCGTGGGTACTGACATATAGAAATCGTTCTTCCCCATAGTCATCATGTAAATGGCCGAGATAGCGGATCTTAGATAAGTGTAAAAACCTTCTTTCTCTCCAGCGATTCCGTCGTCTTCTACTATGAATTGTAGTTGTGTTCCGTCATGAATAATAACTGCGGTAGCTACATATAATGTCCCGCTTTTGTCGCCTTCACGGGCTAAAAATATATCAACATCTATACCATGAGGGTGTTCACTTAAAAAATAACAATAAAACATATTTACTGACCCACTTTGAATATTAGATCTTCTAGCTATTCTTTCGTCTTCGGCTGGTGTGTAAGATATTTCAATGTTTTCTCCAGTAATAATAGTTAATTTTGGAAATGGAAGTTTAATATTATCTACTTTTTTAAACTCCTCAAACATAGTATTCATATCATCTTGATAGTGAGACTCAACTATAACTTTTGGATACTCTAATATACATTTACTGATGTGTTCACCTACGTTTTTTTTAGCTGATACGTATTTTTTATTTCGCTCCTTCTCAACAAATTCTGAAAAACATTTTAAAATACTATCTTTTACTCTTGGGTCCTGCATAGCTTCTTTGACAGAAGGATAGGATTCTGCCGTACCTAATAAAGAATACGGGCGAATTTCATTTGAAGGTGTAATCTTTTTATCTTCTTGATTAAATAAAAAGTCTGCTGATCCTAAACTATTTGCAAATGACATAGCTTGTTCAGGAGATAAGGTTACACCAGCACCTCTATTATTTTTTATACTAATATTTCCATTTTCTAATCGTTCGGTATGAATTGATAATCCCGATTCATTTTCAATAATCAATTCATCTTCGGTACTTTTAACAATCGCCATAGCTATCTCCATAATGCGCCTCACAAGCTACGGGTAAGGTTGTAGCCCAATCAGGCGGGGTTGACATTGTATCAATAATAAACTTCATCGCATCATCTATCTCTGCCTCAGGTATGACATTCACTACCGCATCATGTACTGTTAAGACAGGTCTATACTTCTCATTAATCTTTAACATCTGCTCACCAATAATAATCCGAGCCAATGCTTGCACCACGTTCTCTACCACAGATCCACCCCAAATGGATATGAATCCGCGTCTTGACTTATAAACAAATTTAGATTTAGCTTCTGATGTATCCCATGTAAGACCAGGATATTTAATATATAACCCATTAGGTAACTTAATACCTTGAGGTGTAGCATATAACGCATTGTGTTGACCAATAGGATAAGGTTCTTTACCACTAGGCCATGAGGCTATATCTCGTAGGGCTTCTTCACATTCACGCCATAGATCAATTACCTTACTATTAATATTACGGTATACACTTACTAACCTTTTACATTCACGTTCATCTAACTCAACACCCGCTGCCAATTTCAAAGTCTGTTGTAGTTTAGCCCACCCTGTACCATAACCTAATCCTAAAATACAAGTCTTACCCACCGCGCGTTCAATCTTATTAGCTTTAGTGATAGGGCGTTCATAAACGGTTGTTGCAAACTCACAATATACATCGCGTTCTTCTTTATACCATTGAACGACATCGTTCTGTCCCGCTAACCATACTAATACTCGAGCCTCGATCTGTGATGAGTCAGCGTTAATAACTTTGTGTCCATCAGGTGGAATGATCGCGTTCTTTAATGCTTTCTTCTTCTTATCTCGTGCGGGTAAGTTTTGAAAGTTAACCTTATCTGATCCTGCCCATCGTCCTGTATGAGCGCCGTAATACTTAAGAGGAATAGGTAGCTTGCCTTTGTTACGAGCACCAATACCGATAAACCTTTCAATACGAGATTCTTCTATTGTTGACTTCGTACCTAAACGAACTGTACAAAGTTGTTGAATGAACGGGTCTTCATGTTCACATAAATCAAGAAAGCCTTGATCGCCTTTAGCTAGTGCATACGTTTCCTTGCCTGTCGCTGGACTAATCTTTGTAGGGACGATGACTCCTAACTCTTGTAGTATCTCTGCGAATTGTTTGTTACTAGCTAACTTAGCACGGACACATTCTTCTGTCTCACATTCTAACTTGACCATGAGGCCTTGTAATAACTCTGACTTCTCAGCTTGAACTTCAATGAGTCGGTCTTGTAACAGGGCGTCGTCCACTTCTAAAAGTGGTTGTGTATACATACGAAGTGTTAAGTCAATAAGATCAATCTCTGACTGAGGGAACTTAGGTGCGAGTACGCCGAATAGTTTATAAGTTAAGTTGACATCATTTACACAGTAGCCCGCGTAGGCTGACAATTCTGTAGGTGTGAAGTCTTCTAACCTTTTACCTTTAGCGTTCACGACTTCTGTACCCTTGACGCCTAGATCATAGTACTCAACCAAGAATCCAAGGCTTCCTCCTACTTCAACGCCGTTAGTAGCCCGTGCCATAGACAGAGTATCCAAGTAGAGACCAGGAATGATACCAAAGCGGAATGCAAGAATAGCCCCGTCGAACTGCGTGTTGTGGCAAAGAAGGGCAGAGTTTTTCCAATCAATTTTATTAAGTGCTTCTTGTATGACTTCGTGAGACCCCGTAACCCAATACGTTTCGCCTTCATCAACCTTGATACCCACGCCGATGACTTGGAATCTCGCATCTCTTATATACTCCTCTGTTGTAAGACCTGATAAACTAAAACCTACATCGTAGTAGGTTTCAAAATCTAGTGTGACTAAGTTCATTCTATAATTTCTCGTTCTTTAAACTGTTTATAAACTACATCAGTTAAATATAGTTTTTTATTGTAATTATTTAAAGCCCTCTTTATGTGTTTCACCTTATATCCTTGATAACCTAATAGTTCTTCAGGATCTCTTTTACTTACGGCTGTTTTTTTCTTAGCTTTTTCGTCGCAAGGTATACATAGATTGAGAGATTTATATCTTCCTATTTTTTTATTCGATCTAACCCCTATCGATTTATGTTTACCACAACTAAAACAATAGAACTCTTCCATGATATAACCTTTATATGATCGACAATACTACCATAAATACTATAAACAATCCAAACATAATTTTATTGGTCAGCTTCTCATCTTTTTCTATCCTGTTTTCACTTTCATATGGTGAGCCCCATGCTTCTCTTGCTGAACGCGGTGTAGGTTTATCGAGTGAGTCAGGTTGGAAGAATCGCCACCCTTTCTTTGCGTTTTTTGCAAATACTTTAAGTTGCCATGATTCAAATTCTCGAATTGCTTGCCTTGCGCTTGGGCTAAAATTATTTAATTTTGCGTCTGCCACAATTTTTCTCCTCTTATTTTGCGTATTTTTCAAATTCGTTACGGCACTCAACCGAGCACCAGCGACGGTCGTCTTTAACGGGTGTTTCACACCATATACAGTTCCCTGTTTGATTAGAAGGTTTTTTGATTTTATCATGTGCGTTCCTTATGCCGACATCAATAGCGTGTTGTACCAAATCATTAGCCATATCGATGTCATCACTCATCGTATAAACATCTTATCTTTTGATTGAACATAAAAATACTTACGCCATACTTCTCCTCTAACTTGCGCTTTTGGTAAACTAATTAAACCTTTTTTATCTAGGTCTCTAATTCTTTGATGATTACCGTGCGCATGTAAAATGATATGGTTTCTATTTGCATTAGGGTGGTCTTCCATATACTTATTTACAATAGCAATAAGTTCTTCGTCTGTTTTCTTTTTGTAATCCGCTACCATTTAATACGTTGCCTCTCCTACTAAATTAAAAAGTTCTTGTTGTATTTGTGTTGCTGTTTGTTTAGGTTCTTGATCTAGTCTTATCACTTTAGCATGAGGGTTCTTTTCTGTAAACCACTTTGCCTCCTTGACAGACCATCGATACTTGCGTATGACTTCGCCCTCATCATCTACGACTGCATAACTAAACGGAATCATTTCTTTTCTTGCGTTTGTTCTGCGGGTTTGTCAATGCCTATATCTTTTTTAATGTCCCCGCCCCAAAGTGCAATCCATAAAGTTAAATAAATAGCAAGTATAACTGCGCCTGTTTCCATTTAAAAACTCCTTTGTTCAAAACATTCAAGGTGTGACTTGATAAACATATTAGTTCTTACTTCTTCATAAAGTTCACCCTGTATACATTTAAGATTCATTTTATATTTCTTTTGTACGTGCATACTTTGCATGACTGCCCACGTTAAACAACAGCCAATAATAAATCCTACTACTACAAAACCCGTACCTTCATACTTAAAGTCCATTGTAAGCCTCCATCATTTTTTGTGTTGATTCTTTATAACTCTTAATGCCTGTTATCTTCTCTGCTTTCGATTCATCTTTGTAGAGAGGTGTAATAATTATATGGTGTTTTTTATTAGGCAAGTCTCGTATCCACGATAATTCTTTAGGCCTGAATTGTGTAATTGATGACCATACAAGATCACCATGAATATTAAATTCTTCCGTTGACCATGCGTAAGGTTGTTTGTCCATGTTAAGTCTCTAATAAAAAATATGGTTGTTTATTATAACACGGGGTTTCATACCCCATTGGTTGTTCAATGCTATATGATGAAAATTTGTAGCACCTTTACTATAATCTTTTGCTTTTAAATTTAAAATCTGATAAGCAATATTGTAATACTGAGTTCCTTTTAACGCCTCAGGCGACGGAGGTTTTAGTTTACCATACCATGAAAACTGATAGGGCTTCTTCATCTCAGCGCATACGTTCTTTGGGTTAAAATCAGCGCGTCGATATAATACATAACCTACTGCAATCTGTCCCGCTAATCCTTCGCCTCTTGCTTCCATGAATATAGTTGTAGCTAGGCATGCCAATGCTTGATCTATCATACGACCTCCTTGTTTAAGGGATTAAATTATTTTTTGTTTGAGGTAGCTTCTTTGATGAGGCGTTGTAGATACCAATCTGCTTTACGCAAATCTTCTACGCCGTTTTTAAATTTCCAACGCCAAACATATTTGATAATATTAGCAGTACATACTGCCTCGATTCCAAATAGTCCTTTGGTGGCTTCCTTGATAGCATCGATACATTCAATCGCGCCTTGTGTGTAATGCGATGGGTGATTCACATTATCTTTAATTACTTTTACTACTTTACTTTTATATCTACTAAGAATTGATCTTAATCTTGTCATTGTATCTCCTTTACTAGAGCCAATAGTGACCCTATATTATCTTCATTTATCACAATTGCCAAGCCCTGATTGCGTTTTATGTCATCAATGTTGCGTAATTGCAACAAAGTAGGCTTGTTATCACCCGATTTACACTCAATACCAATGAATTTACCCTTATAACACGCAATAATATCAGGCACGCCACTCCTACCAAACCCTGTTGCCATTGGTGAGAAATGGTATGCGCCTAGATCATCTAATATCTTTTTGACTTTCTTCTTTACTTTACTTTCAGGTGTTGCCATATTAAATCACAGGAATGATGTTTAATTCTGATTGGCTTGATGTCCATATTGCCCCCGCATCATTACCCTCATCATCACGCATCGCAAGTATCCAATGACCATCTTCAAACTCAATTACAAGTCCTGATTTATCCCATGCAATATCTTCACGTTCACGATCAGTTAAATATCTAACACGTCGTATCGTTTTACCTACTAAAAAATTACTTGCTAGATTACCCCAATACTCTCGGAGTTCTGCATTACTTGATACTTTAACGTCCGTCATCTTTATTCCCCGTTTCTTTTAGTTTATGTTGATTAACACTTACTTTCATACCCCACATAACTGCATCAAAGATGTTTGATTGTTCAAAAATATCTCGTTCTTTGATCTGTTGTTCCCATTGCACTTGATCTTCTATATCGTCATTAGTCTTCACATCGTCCTCCTACACAAGCACGTCCGATGATCTCGTTTTCTAAATCGTTATATGCGTCAGCTTGAATTAAATGATCTTGATACTTCTTTAATCGGTCATACAATCTATGCTCGGTCTCAACGCTATAAGCATTTACAACAAAGCCTTTCTCTCTTAATGGTTCAGCTAATACTGTATTGACGTGGTCACTAGGTTCAACACCCCATTTAACTACCTCGTCATACTTCGCGTCTTCCATTGATACTTCTAACACCACACTAAACTTTTTCATATAATCTCCTTATCTAATAAACGTAATAATAGCCATAAACAATGCAACGCCCCAAGCGATCACCTCGCGGGTTTTCATCATGCGTATTTGGTCACGCGGTAGGGTTACATATTGTGACATATAAACTTCTCTCTCGTGGCTACTCGGTTTTGTCTTGATGTTTATGTTCTGCTTCATTCTTTTTCTCCTCAAATATCATTTAAAAATTCTCCTCACTCCGTCAAAGATGCCTAGTAAATCATTAGGTTTTAAATCGTCTTTGTTGAATGAAAACGGCGTCTTTCTGCCATTCGCGTGTATGACATAGCCTGTCACAACAACTTGTTCAACTATATATTGCTTTTCTTTTTTAGTACTCGCCATCGGGGTCTCCATATTTCTGTGCTTGGTGTTCTAGTATATCACGATTGTATTCATACTCAACTTCATCTAAGAAGTTCTCAATGTCCTTTCCCGCCTGTCTAAATTCACTAGGTAAGGCTATGTCTTCTATTCTGCCGTCTTCCCACTTAACCGATAACCACCATGATTTAATTCTTATAGGTTCTTGTGGTTCAGGCGGGTCTAAATCTCGTTCTAGTTCTTGTGTCATTGACTTGCTCCTTTCACTCGTTTGTCTATATAGGATAATTCTTTTTCATAATCTTTTATTTCCTTTCCCGTCAAAAAATGGTTCTCGCCACAACAACTGCCTTTCCATTCGGGCACTGCGTCATAGCAATACACACAATACGTCAAGCCGTCATCTAAATCGTCAAACTCGGTTTCAACTGCGGGTTCAAACTTCTCTGCCGTCCATTCTTTTTGTGTCATCTCAATCCCCGTTTCTATTAATGAGGTCTACGATTATCTCAAACCCCGTTTCTACTTGTCAAGTATTATTTTACAATTATTTTGTAGTCCCCGTTTCTATTCCGAGCCCTTTTTTAAACGTAGGGAATTCCCCGATTCTAATTTTGCCGACGCCCCCGTTTCTAATAGAAACCAGTTCCCGATTTTGTACATTAAATATTTAATGCGTGGACGAAGTGAGAGTTTTAAGGTAAAGAGATATAACCCTATTGTGAGTAGGGTTATCGAGTAGAAAAGGGACGGGCATGGGTAGCCCGTCGAGGTTGGAGTTGGTCATTCTTTTGTTGCGGGTTTAATAGTGATAAGGTGTGCGGTCGAGTGGTGCGTCGAGGTCGTCGTTCATGGCGTCCATTGGGTAATATTGCGCCTCCTCCATGTATTGAATTTGATCGACTAGGTCATAGATAACGCCCGCTATATCGTCGGGCTTGGCACTCTTAACCCATTTTAATAATGACTTATAATCGGTGTATAGTAGATCATCATAGCTTGGGAGATCGTGCGACATGGTGCGATTGTGTGCGCC